CTATTACAGTTACAGGTAATAATTTAATTGCTAACGTAGGTAATCCTAATATTGCAGCTGATTCAGTTACAGAGAATATAACTGGTAATCAATTAACACTTGGCACTGGAACAGTAACAATAGTTGGTACAGCTAATCTTGAAGCGCCTAAAACACCACTAACTTTAGGAACGGGGACCGTTACAGTTAGTGCAAATGCAGATGTTGAGGCATCTGGAAACAACTTGATTATACGTAGTGGATCTGTTAGTATTGTTGGAACTGCGAGTATAGAAGCACCTGCTACCGCTATGACATTAGGAACAGGCGAAGTAGGTATTATTACGTGGAATGAAATTATACCAGGAGCAACAATGGTTTGGACACCAATAAAACCTTACTAATATGGCATCAACATTTTCAACAGATTTAGCATTAGAGTTAGTCGCAACCGGTGAAAAAGCTGGTCTATGGGGGACAATTACAAATACTAATTTACAAGTATTACAACAATCAACATCGGGTGTAGTTGATGTTTCTATGACATCAAGCTCTGATAAAACTTTATCTTTATCAGATGGTGCTACATCAGATGGTAAAAATATTTATTTAAAACTTACTGGCACTATGACTGGTAATGTTAATTTAATTATACCTGCATCAACAACAGGTGGCACAGCCACTAGAGTTTATATTATTCAAGATGCAACAGATAGAACTACAGCAAACAAATATACATTAAGTATTAAAACAGCTGGATCGTCAAATCCAATCCCTGTGCCTGTAGGATCAACAATGTTAATTCACTCAAATGGTACAGATGCAAGATTAGATATTTTACAAAAAGGTAATTTTGCAATTACATCTAGCTCTATTACTGCATACACTGCAGTAGCTGGTGATAACTTATTAATAGATACAGCTGCAGCTCAAGTTACTATTACACTACCAGCTAGTCCGAGTATGGGTGATGAAGTTAGTATTATGGATGTATCAGCAACTGGAGGATTTGGTTCAAACAAAGTAGTTGTAGATAGAAATGGTCAACCAATAAGAGGTGCTGCATCTAATTTAGATTTAGCCACTAATAATCAATCGATCAAATTAAGATACACTAACGCAACCAAAGGTTGGCAATACGTCTACAACCAAACAACATAGGAGTAATCAGTGCTTACGAAAATTAAGTTTGCTCCTGGAATCGATAAACAAGATACCTCGGTTGGAGCAGAAGGGCGTTGGGTTGACTCGGACAATGTAAGATTTAGATACGGCCTACCAGAAAAAGTAGGTGGTTGGCAATCTCTTTTAACAGATACAATTGTAGGGGTGGCTCGAAAACAACACGCTTTTGTTGATACAGATGGCAATAGATATGTAGCCATTGGTACAGATAAATTTTTACTTTTATATTTTGAAGGTCAGTTATTCGACATAACACCTCTTGCAACCGCAATTACAGGTGCAACATTTACTTTTAATGGAACAACAACTGTAACGTTAACAACATCAGCGGACCACGGAATTGCTGTCGGAGACATAATTAGATTAAGTGCAACAACTTTACCTGGTGGTACAACGGGTGTAACAACAGCGACTTTTGATAATATAAACTTTCAAGTATTGTCAGTGCCTAGTTCTACAACACTAACTATTCAAGCAGCCACTGCAGGTTCAGCATCTAGTGGTGGATCTGTAACTATTACTCCTTATGAAGTGGTAGGTCCAGCAGCACAATCTTATGGTTATGGTTTTGGTATTGGAAACTATGGTGGGACAATTACTGGTGTTGCACAAACAAATTTAGACGGAGCGTTGAACGCGGATACTGCTGGTACAGGTGGATCAGGAACTTCAATAACAGTTGACTCAACCACTGGTTTTGACGCTGCTGGCACAATTTTAGTAGAAAATGAATTAATTACATACACATCAAAAAATGCTACAAACTTTTTAGGTATTACTAGAGGTACAAACGGAACAGCGACTGCTGGTACATCAAATGGACAAGCTCACTCTGATGGAACTTTAGTTCAAAACGCAACATTGTTTTCAGGTTTTGGTAGTGCAGTGCAGGCATCAACTGTAACTCTTGAACCAGGGCTCTGGTCGTTAAGTAATTTTGGTGAAGTATTAGTTGCAACAATTGCTAATGGTAAAACATTTACTTGGAACGCAGGAGCTGCTAATCCAACAGGTAACAGAGCTGCAACAAATACATCAGGATTTGAAACAACAAATAATCCAACTGCAACTAGAGTTACATTAATATCACCAACAACACGTCACTTAATTCATTTTGGAACAGAGGTGACTATAGGTTCACCTACAACACAAGACGATATGTTTATAAGATTTTCTGTTGATGAAGATATAAATAATTATACACCTGAAGCAACTAACACTGCAGGTACACAAAGATTACAAGACGGCACAAAAATTATGGGTGCGTTAGTTGCAAAAGAAAATATTTTGGTGTGGACTGATAATGCATTGTATGCAATGAAATTTGTTGGTGCACCATTTACATTTGGATTTGAACAAGTTGGTACAAACTGTGGATTGATAGGTAAGAACGCAGCTATTGAAATTGATGGTGTTGCATATTGGATGGGTAACAACGGATTCTTTTCTTTTGATGGTACAGTTAATACATTACCTTGTTCTGTTGAAGATTATGTCTATGATGACATTGATACTACAAAAGGACAACAAGTTTGTGCAGGCATAAACAATTTATTTACAGAAGTTATTTGGTGGTACCCAACAGCTAATGCTACATTTAATGATAGATATGTAGTTTATAATTACGGACAAGATAATGCAGGTTTACCTATGGGTAATTGGTATACGGGCACAAATACAAATTCAATTAGAACTACTTGGATTGATTCATTAGTGTATCCAAAACCATACGCAACAGCTTTCAATAATTCTAACACAGGTACATTTCCCGTTATTCAAGGCGAAACAGGTTTGGGACAAACAGTTTTATTTGAACACGAAGTAGGGACAGATCAAATTAATCCTGATGGAAGCACCACAGCTTTAACTTCTTTTGTTCAATCTTTTAGTTTTTCATTACAAAAAGATCAAAGTGAAATATTTTTAGCTATGCGTAGATTTTTACCTAACTTTAAAGTATTAACAGGTAATAACCAAGTTACAATATCTGTCAAAGATTTTCCTGCTGATCCGAGTACAGCAACTACATTAAGTCCTTTTACAATTACGTCTAGTACAACTAAAGTTGACACTAGGGCTAGAGGACGTTATGCAAATATTAAAATAGAAAATACTGGGGCCGGCGAATCGTGGAGATTTGGTACGTTTCAAGTGGACCTACAACCAGATGGAAGGAGAGGCTAATGGCAAAGATAGTGGTAAGACTACCAGAACCTAAAAAAGAATATAGTGAAGATAACCAAAGACAAATAAACAGAGCGTTATCTATCTTAATAGAACAATTAAACTCAACATACTTAACACAACAAAAAGAAGACCAAGAACGATTTACTTGGTTAGGATTAGGTTAATGGCAAATATATATAAAAACGAAAAAACAAGTTTAACAACTACAGCACTTACTACTTTATATACAGTGCCATCAAACTCTAGAGCTATTGTAAAGTCTTTATTAATCGCAGAAGACGCTGGTGGTACAGCAGTTGTTAAAGTAACTTTAGTAGATGCAGCTGCAGCTATTTTTGTGGTAGATAATGATGTTAATTTATCTGCTAATCAAAAGGAACAAGTATTGAGTGAACCTTTAATTATGAAAGAAAGTGAGATATTAAAGGTACAGACAAGCAGTGGTGCAGTAGATGTTATTGCATCTATATTAGAAATAAACAGGGAGGATAGATAATGCCATTTGTAGAACAAGAAGAACATTATGAAGATCACGTAATAGACGGTAAAGCAGTTAAGGTTTATAAACCACGTGTAGAAGTGACTATAAAACACCTAAAAACAGGTAGAGAATACCTGTCAGATGCAGAGGCTAAAGAAGACGTAGATAGTCCAGTTACTGATACTACACAAGATGACATATCCAGAAGTGTAAATATTGTGGTGGGGCCAGGTGCTTTGGGTGGTAAAACTAATATATAGGATCGTTGACGAATGTATAAAAACCTTGTAAATTGTTCTATACTCGCCTTTTTACAAGCTTTGCGACCTTGCTTCAATATTGACAATATAAAGAGAAACGTATGGGATTTTTAAAGAAAATATTCAAACCAGTATCGAAGGTATTAGACAAAGTTATACCTAATGAAATTAAACCAGCATTACCATATCTAGCTGCGTTTGCACCTATGTTTGGTCCTACATCTGCTTTAATGGGTAAAGGTATTATGCAAAGAGCATTAATATCTGGTGGTTTAAATATTGGTGCACAACTTGCACAAGAAGGTAATGAAGGTGATATTAATTTATTATCAGCGGGACTCGGAGCGTTGACCGGTGCTATGACTGCACCAGGTGCAGCTGAAACATTTAGAGGAGCACAAAGTGCTAACGTACTTCAAGACGCTAATGTTAAAAGAACAGCCTTACAAAAAGCAACAGATTTTGGTTTAGAGGGTTTAGCTAAAGGTTCAGATATGTTTGCAGCAGGTATGGCAGATCCATTTAGTACAGCAGGTTTAAAAGCTGCAGCACTACCAGCAGCAACAGCTACTGGTGATTTGATGCAGGCAGAAGCAAGACAATTAGAAAAACAAGCAGCTATTGATGCTGCGTTAGCAGAGGCAGAAGCATTAGCGGACGCTGGACTTAGAGGTGATGCAATCAGAAATGCTATGAGAGCTTATGGATTCTTTACAGATGAAGAAATAGAAAGCACAGTTTCATCAGCAGGATACAGAGCTGGTGGTAGAGTAGGACTAAGATTTGGTGGTATGGAATCGGCGATTGAAAACATAGAAGATCAAAACATAAAAGAATCAGCTAAAATGATAGCAGATATGCCTGATATGGATTTAATGGATCTTATAGAAGAATTT